AACTTTTGTTCTTACATAATGATTAGAATAGTACTTACCAATATAAGGTTCAATAGTTGCGAGAGTTCCTAATCTTTCGTTTAATAATTCTGATTCTTTTAACTCAGCAAATTGATTATCATATAAGAAATCATATTGTATATGATCATTAATTGAATTCCAATCTTCTGGTGTAATTATGTTCTTTAATATTAACTGTGTCTTCAACATATCTGAGAATAAATTTGCGAATCTTTTTCTCAAACGACCAACAAATTTAGCAAACTTTAATTCATCTCTTAATATCTCAGAAGATCTTCCTAAATTAAATCCACCATCACTTGCGATTCTAGACTCAGGAACACCAAGTGCTCGATATAATTTTTTCTGAAAATATTCGATATCTGTAAGTTCACCTAAGTTTTGTCCACCAGGTAAAGTTGTGATTTCAGTTCCTCTACCACCCTCTCTTCTTGGTAGCCAGAAATCTTCCATCATACTCATATGTTTTCTATCATCACGAATTTCACCAGTTGATGCATCATAAACTAATTTGTTTCGATAACGCATCATAACATCACGAAGATATTGTTCTGCTTTTACTTTAGGAAGATTACCAACATCAATGTAAAATATTCTTCTTTCTGGAGCTCTTGATAATCTATAAATTACAAGACTATCTTCAATCATTCTTAATTGATTGAGTGCTTTAATTGCCTTATGTAAATATGATAAACAAGATCCTTTATTACGATCAAATAATCCAGATGTTACATATGTGACTGAATCTTTTGCAATTTTAATTTGTGTTTTTGAAGCTCCACTACCACCAGGTGAATAAACTCCTGTTGGATAATTTGGTTTTGGAGTGTATACGTAATATTCTTCTATATCTGGATATACATCTTTTTTAGGATCTACCTCAAAAGCATTCGAAATATTGACATCTTTAACTCTATTTTTCTTATCTTTTTTCTGCTGTCTCACATACTTCATTTTCATCGGATCAATATATCTGATCTCTTGAATACCATCTTGTGGTTTTTTAACATCAATTACTTTTAAGTAATATAATCTACCATCAACATACCAGTTTCTAAAAATTTCATGAGATTTTTTATCAAAATCCATCATCTCTTTAATGGATTTAAATTCGCTTCTTATAGCATCTTTTACTTTATCACTCGCATTGACATTTGATAATTCAATTTCAATAGGTGAATCATATAGGTCACTAACTAAAGCTTCATTAACAACATCTTCAATCGCAGCATCAGCTTCGGGATGTAGTGACATCTCACGATATCTCTTAATTAGATCATATTCAGTTCGATATCTACCTTCTATATCAACATAGGATCCATAAAAACCAGATTGTACAAAATAATCAACACCGTCCTCATTATTTTTGGGGACGGGTGATATTACTGAATCTGCCTTTTTTGAGGAATCATCAATAGAAAATCCAAAAAGTCTCGGCATGGTATAATTTTTCTCTTAATATTAAGTATTATAGCACTATTTAGCGATTTAGCCTATGTCTTCTCCACCAGCGTTAGTTCCAACACCTCTAAGTGCTTCCCACCACTGAACTTGAAGTTCAACTGTAAACTCCTCAATAGTATCAGTAGTTTCATATGATAAGTCAATTTGACTTATATTAGTTGGGAATACATCATGGAATTTATAAGTTCTAAGTGTAGATCCATCACGGTCTAATTGATGAACATAAGCATCTGGTTGATAATCTGCTGGATTAACTGTACCAGTTGCGTCTTCCATTTTATTAATAAGATTCATCCACTTCTCAAAAGCAGAACGAATACCAAAGTCAAGATCGTTGATGACTGTAACAGTCCATGTATCAAATGTTCTTTCTCCAGCAATTTTTAATATTCTTCCTCTGAAGTTAACTTCAACAGGAGTGATATTAGATGCTGGTAGTGCGGCTGCTTTTACTAAAAATCTTGATTTTTCCTTAACGTCGTTATCAATTGCTAACTGTTCAGGAAATGCGATTTCAACTTCAAACAGATTGGGTCTTGTACCGCCACCCGCCAATTTACTTTTAAACCCAGTAATGGTTCTTAGTGGAGGTCTGTTAAATTGGGTTGCCATAGTTTTTCTATTCCTCTAAATGGATTAAACGGTACCGATTACTTCTTCAAACGAGATTCCAGTTCTCGTGGCGACGAAGGTTAGACCAATGAAATTGATTGATCTGTTTGGTTTAATGAAAATGTCAGCAACAAATTCATTATTATCTATAACGGCAGCAGTGTTATTTGTCTCATCACAAACAACTCTGAAGTCCGTAACACCTCTCTTGGATTGAACATCTCTTAAGAAAGGTTCAACAATGTTTACAAAGTTTGTCCTTGTAATTTCATCATTGAATTCAAATAATTGATCTCTAGCAGCAGCAGAAATTGCATCTTCAAGGAAGATAAACAATCTACGAACATTGATACGATCAAATGCTGATGCTTTTCCAAGACCAGTTTTATCACCAAATAAGATGATACCTGCTCCTGGTGAGAATATAATTGGGTTAATTCTATTTGAGTAAAGTTTATCTCTTTGAATCTGTGAAGGATTGTATGCGAGTTTTACTGCGTTAAGAATTGATCCTCTTGCTGTTCCCGCTGGTGAGAACCAAGGGAAATTGTTTATGTCATTTCGAGCACAAGTTCCAGCAATATCTCCATTCATAGGTACATATCGGAATGTATCTGCGAATCTATCATACATGTACTTGTATCCAGTATCGAATACAGCATAAGATGATGAAGGTATTGGTGAATAGTACTTGACTAAATTATCTGTTATATCTGAACTTGATAGTATTTGAGCAGATCCAACAGTGTCAACAAGAACCGATCCTCTGTTAGGTGAGATAAATGCGACTGTATCTTTCCTAATTTCTGCGATTGATATTAATTTAGAAGAAAGTGCCTGAGTGTCTTCTCTAGACATTGATCCTGATCCCATAAGTAAGAAATCAATATCAAATTCTTCTGTGTTTTCAAATAATTCATAACCACTAACCAATCCACTAAGTGGAACTGAAGCTGAACCAGCAGCATCATAATCGGTGCCACCGTCATAGTTTTTACCACCACCTAATGTAAGGGTTGTTGCTCCAATACCAGCAAAACTGATTCCTTGAGCATCTTGATCCCAACCATTATCAGAAGAATGTGAATTAAAGAATGATGTTCCACCAGCACCAGTAGAGATATTAGTTGTTGTAATACCTGTAGGTGCTCCACCAGCAAAGATAGTATCTGAAGAATTTAAAATAAATTTTCTCCAATATGAAGGAGAACCAGCAGAAAACTCTGCGTCTTTTGCTTTTGAAAGATTTAAATTCTTTTCAAGAATTGTTCCAGCATTACCTGTTATTGTTCCTTTATCATCAACAACTACTACATGAACTTCATCAAATCTTGAACTTCTTGCTGAAGCAAAATTTGAAGTACCTGGTCTGTCAGCGAGTTGACTCCACTGAAGAGTGCTATTGGTTAATTGAACTGTCTGTTGATCATACCAGTCTTTCTGTGCTGTGACAGATTCTGTTCCAACAATAGAACCATCACCAACTTGACGAAGTGTAAGAGTTCCTGTTCCAGGAAAAGAAAATGTTCCAAGTGGTTCATAATCTTTAGCGGTTTCTGTTCCAGCAGCAGATACGTGACTAATAAATTTAACACTAATCTGACCAAGTATATTATTCTCAGTAACTATTCCTTTATAGAATCCATCAAGAACAGATGTTGAACCAGCTGATATTTGATATGTTGCGGATGGAACTGCCATTGAAATTCCCATACCAACAACAGCAGTATGTGATGCTCCAACTACAAGTATTTGATCAGCTGCGTTATCAACGATAGCGACTTTTACATCATTTCCCCAAGATCCAGGATTTCTTGCTGCTACAGTTACACCTGTAATAGTGCTTTCATC